CATCACTTCTTCCACACCTTCGTAGTCATTGGCCCATTCCTTAATGGCATAACTCATAACTCCTTCAACAAGGGGGGTGGCGATGGTGCCCACTTCCTATGGACGAAGAAGAGGATAATATTGAGCGCATTCAAATCAAAAACCGATGGAAAAATTAAAAATAGAGAGTCTGTAGGAGAGAGTGTACGCGTTTCATTACGCGACCAGATCCCTAACCGCCTTAAAAAGCAACTTAACAACATTGACGCAGGTAAAGTGGTGGTGGATATCTGGCATACGGGTAACTCAGATCGCGTCACATGGTTACAGAGACAGAAAGATTTTCTCACTCATTTTGACGATTTTATTGATAATAGCAAAACTGTTGCAGGTCCGTGGACAGATAGTTCCAACCTTCACCTCCCAATTGTACTTACCGCTGGAAAGGCGCTACACGCTCGCATACTAGATGCGCTATTAGGATTCGACCCCCCATTTCAAGTACTGCCCATGGATGAAGCGGCCACCATCGCCACCCCCCTTGTTGAAGGAGTTATGAGTTATGCCATTAAGGAATGGGCCAATGACTACGAAGGTGTGGAAGAAGTGATGGACCGGTGGCTGTGGGATTGGATTTTTAAAGGGGTTGGAATTCTCAAACTCCGTTGGGAACGAAAATTCACACGCTATGTAGATGTGCGCGAAGAACTAAAACGTGTGCGTGAAATGCAAGAGGTGGAAGATCCCAATACGGGCGAAATTACCACTCAAATTGTGCCCATGTTAGCCAGGGTTGAGGTTGAGGTGCCAATTACGGAAATGACTTTTAACGGCCCTATGATGGAATTGGTTAATCCAGAAGATTTACTCATTGTAGGCGGAGACGGTGACCCACAAAAAGCGGATGGCAATATTCACCGATATTTTCTCACTCGATCAGAACTTTACACCTTGGCTGATCAAGAAATTTTTGATCTAGATGCGGTGGAGGAAACCTTAAATGGTGGGCATAATGCAGAAAGTGGCGATGTCACCGATGGAGTGGCTCAAGCTCAAGAAATTAATTCTGGGGTGCAAAAATTAGATACAGAAGCCGACCTCGATCGCTATGAAATTTTAGAAGCTCATATTAAATTGGATGTCAATAATGACGGCATTGATGAGGATGTAATCATCTGGGTGAATAAAGATACTCACGCTATATTGCGCTCCACTTACCGAAATCGCGTCTTTAAAGGCGGAAAAATTCCTTTTGTAAAAATAGATTTCATGAAACGACAGAATTCCACATATGGGATGGGACTAGCAGAGATGTTAGACCCCTTGGCTAGAGAGATAGATGCGATGCATAATATCCGCATCGATTATGGCATTCTCTCCACTATGCCTTTCGGATTTTATCGTGCAGGGTCTAGTTTAGAACCAAAGACTATTCAACTAGAACCAGGCGCCCTTATTCCACTAGATGACCCACAGAGAGATGTGTTCTTCCCGAATTTAGGAGCAGGGGCCGCGTTTCCTGCTGCAGAAGAAGCTAGTTTGATCCAAACGGTGGAGCGACTTACGAGTATTTCAGATTTAAACTTAGGAGTTGTGGGGGGTTCGCAAGGGGCTGCTCGTACAGCCACAGGAGTGTCCATCCTGGCTGGCGAAAATAACGCAAATCTATCTGTATTCATCCGTCGAATGAATCGAGGTTGGCGACAAGCCCTCCGCATCCTTTTTCAAATGTTGCAGCAAAGAATTCCAGATGGACTCAGTATTCGTATTACAGGAGATGACGGGGCCGGACATCCATTTAAAGTGGATCGACAAGATATTCAATTTAAGTTTGATTTTGCATTAGAGCCAAATAGTGCTAATTCTAATAGATCTATAACTCAGCAAGTTGCTCAACAGACGATGCAAATGACGCTCAACCCACTTCTTATACAAACTGGAGTGGTTAGTGTTGAAAATATCTATCAAGCAGTCAAAAATTGGTTACAGGCTATGGGGATTAAAAATACTTCAACTTTTATCACCAAACCCCAAAATCAGCATATTTTCATGAGTCCTCAAGAGGAATTCCAGAGAGTTGCTAAGGGAGTGCCAGTGCCCGTGCATCCAGCCATGAATCATGAAGGATTTATAGCATTTGCAGCAGAGATTTTGAGTGATCCAGAGAAATTAGGATTTTATCAAGAAGATGCAGTGCTTAGAGTGGCTAGACAAGCTGATGAGCATAAACAAATGTTAGATGCATTAAAACAACAAGATGCCCAAGTTAGAAATGTTAGTCAACAGCAGATAAATTCGCAAACGGCAGCAGATGGTGAGGTACCACTAATAGCGCCGCAAGCTGAAGGAGCAAATCAAGGTGGATAAGCGCGGTGTAATTGAAGAATTAGAAGGATTAAGAGATAATACTCACACTTTGGATAATTTAAAATTATTGGCGGCTATAAATTTAGAAGGTATGAAAGAGGCTGTACTTAATAGTAGAACAGCTGAAGATACCTATGAGAGAAAAAAGGAGTATGACGGGGCAGCTAAATTCTGGCGTGATATAATAAGAGACATTCGAAACGAGAAAGTTGAGAATAAGTCTAATATGAGGCAAACCAGACGCGGTTAGCGTAATCAGTTATTGAGAGAAATATGGCACACAGAAAGACTTTAAGTGAATTAATAAATGAATCAGTAGAAAAATTAAGAAAAAAGAGATCCAGACAAGGTGGCATTAAAGGCAATATAACTTTTTTTGGAGAAAAAGAATTTAAAGAAGAACAGGAAGAGAGACTTCGCAAAAAGCGAAAAAAGCGTTAAAATTCATTCTATTTAACGTTTAATAAATTAAGAATGTTCGAGTAATGACGTAATCAGGAGGAAAAATGGCAGAAAGTACAGAAGGGTCTGAAAAGACACCAGAAAATACAGAAGAAAGTAATAAAGAAACTGGAAAGAGTGATGAGGTATTTAAAAATTTTCAATCCGAAGTAGGGCGAAAGTTTAAAAATAACGAACAGAAATTAGATCAAATTAACTTATCTTTAACTCAATTATTACAGAATCAACAAGTTAAACCAAAGGAACCACAACAAACCCCAACAGAACTTTCAGAATTAATGTATACAGATCCAGAAAAAGCTATAGACATTATTGGACAGAGAGTGGCTGAAAAGGTAGGTAAAGAGAATAAAAGTATTCGTAATCAGCAGACAGAAATGAATACAATGATAAATCAATTGGCTATGGATTATCCAGAAATTACTGATTCGAATAGTGAAGTTTATAAAAAAGCTTTAGAATTAGCAGCAAAAGATATTGCTGGACAAAATAGAGAAGCTACACCCCTAGAAGCAGAAATAGCTATTAGGAGAGCTATCGGAGAATTTGGATTAATTCCAGTTTCACAAAGAAAATCAGAAGAAAGAGATGAATATATGGGAAGTGGAAATAAAGGTACGAAGAAAACACGTACCAAATCAGATGATATAGAGTTAGATCAAGCTACAATAGATTTTGCTAATCTAATTGCTCCAACCACTGGTGGAAGAATTAATACGAATGATCCAAAATATATTCAAAAGTTAAAAGATATTAAAAAATCCCGCGAAGAAAATGGCGGCTGGCGTAAATACCAATAAGGAGAAATAACAAATGAGTAAAGAAAAAAGAAGTCTGCCAGCCAAAAAAGCCGACAGCAATTATAATTTAACAGACGATGAATTTGGTAATGAATTACAAATTCCAAAACCAATTAAAGACGCAATGGATAAAGAAGGAATGGTACCTAGATTTGTTTCTGCAAAACGACTAAGTGATTCAGGGGGTTATCATCATAGAGGTTGGCAAGTTGTTAATTTAGAAAAATTAAATTGTGCATACACTAATCCGTTTAACGGAAATATTGAAAAAATGTTACGTAGAGGTGACTCTGTTTTAGCATTTAAACCAAAAGCTGCACATGAAAAACATAAAGAAATTTTAAGTAAAAGAGCAAATGCGGCATCTGCGAGTGTGGACGAATACGATAAGAAAGCAGCTAAAGATGCCAATAAAAAACTTAAGGATAAGTCTCAAGGTAATGAATATGTCAAAATGACATCTGGTTACGAGAATTAATCTTAGAAACATTAACAAGGAGAAAAGAATATGGCAAATGCTGATCTACCTATAGGAGCCCGACCTTACAAAACTGTAATGAGAATGCGAACATATAGGGCAGACGCTGCAGTCGGACAAGGCGATTTGGTAAAACAAAAAGCTGGAGACGGTTCAGGTACTGGATTAAGAATTGATGTAGAACCTTCAACTACTGGTGGAGCTTCTATTGGTGTTGCTGCTCATGCAGCTAGCGCAGGAGATGATGTAGCTGTTTATGATCATCCCGATCAAATATATGAAATGCAAGCAGACGGTTCAGATATTGGAAATGCTGATGATATCGGTAAAAACTATGATATTATCGCTACTACCGGATCAATGGAAATTGATAGTTCTAGTAGGGCAACAACTGCGACACTACCATTAAAACTAATGGCGGTTATCAATAGAATAGATAATGCGCTTGGTCTTAATGTAAAGTGTGCTGTAAAGATTAACAATCATCAATTGGCCGGAGCTACCGGTACAGCTGGTGTATAATTATTTAGGAGATATATAATATGGGACAAGCACCAGTTATAGTAAGAGGTCTGTATAGTGACTTATTTAGCGCCTCAATGTTGCCGGTACTGGAGGAACTCTTTAGAAGTACTATTGCGTTATCTCCACCTGTAATGGATCAAGCGTTCGCGCAAAGATCCACAGAAAGGGATATTTGGCAATACACAGAATTAGGAGATTTACCGCTTCACTCAGAATTGGATGAAGGCGATCAGTTTAGTTTCTTCAGCATGGCTCAAGGTTCAGATAAAACCTTAGTAGTTAAGAAATTTGGACTTGGAGCTTCAATTTCCGAAGAAGCAATGCGAGATGGAAAGTTTGATCTTGTATCTCTGGCTATTCAACATATGGCTAGAAGTGCAAGAGAGTCTAAGGAGATTCGTCGAGCTAATATCTTTAATAATGGATTTACATCTGAAACTACTGCAGATGGACAACCGATTTTCGATCAGGCACATATAAAACCTTTGGGTGGAACGTTTCGAAACGAATTAGCGGTTGCTGCAGACTTATCGCAGTCTACTTTAGATACTGCACTAGTTGATTTCAGAACTCAGTTTACTTCTGATAATGGTCTTATTAATATGATTCAACCTAGAATTCTATTAGTACCGCCTCAACTTGAGCGCCAATCTAAAGAACTTATTGGTTCTCAATTAAAACCAGAAACTGCTAATAATGATCTTAACGCATTTCTAGAAGATGGATTAAGAGTTGTTGTATCACCACATCTAACAGATACAGATGCATGGTTCATTCTTGCAGATCCAGATAGTATTCCAACACCTGCTCTTGTAGTTGTTGATAGAGAAGGAGTTCAGACTAAATCAGAGGAAGAATTTGATACTGATTCTATTAAATATAAATCCAAGTATCGTGAAGTTGTTGCTGGTCTACACGGCTACGGCATCTTTGGTTCACCTGGAGCATAATTAAATTATAAAGGATGGGGTGCCTTTAAAAAATACCCCATTTTTTATATTATTTTTAATTAAGGAGAAATAATGGCAGTTACAAATTACACTGGACCGGTGCAATCAGATGCGGGTTTTCAAGCAGGATCAAGTACGATTATAACTTTTAAAGAGCGGGGTACGATTAGTGTTACAATCACAGCACTTGCTGCAGCAGCAGAAGAAGATTTAGATATCGCAATTACGAATGTTACAGTAGGTGATTCAGTTATTGTTACACCAACTGAAGCCGCAATGGAAACAGGAGTGAGTATTTCAGGAGCTTGGGTTAAAGCAAATGGTACAATTACAATAAGGATTTCAAACCAATCAGGAAGTGGATTAACAGGTTCAACGGAAACTTGGGACTACTTGCTTACTCGCAGTTAAGGAGTAAGAATAAATGGCTTTTACTAGTGCAGGAAACGTAATACGCGTAACCTCAACTCAACAATTTGATAGAGTAATTAGAATTAAAGCAATTAGATTTGAAGCAGGAACAGCATCTTCTGTAACTATTAGAGCAGATAATAATAGTGGTAAGTTAGTTTACTTTGCTGATGGAGCTTCTGATCTTTTTGAACAAGCTGAAATTAGTGCTAAAGACGGAATACATGTTACGATTGTTGCAGATGCTGTTGTTTATTTATATCTAGAAGATAAGTAAGGAATTAATAAGTGTCCGCACAAAAAGTAGAAACTAGAGTTGTAACTGTAACTGCGTCGGGAACAAGAGTTCCTGCTAAATCTGTAGATTTTTTTGTTGATGCTGTATTAATTCAAGCTTCAAATGGTAATGTTCAAGGATTATGGGTGGGAGATAATACAGTAGAAAATGGAGTTGTAGGTATAGAATTAAATCCTGGGGATATAAAAATTATAGAAGGATCACAACTAAGAGGACATCATGAACAAATAAATTTAAAGAATTTATTTTTTGATTCCGATTTAAATGGTGCAGAAGCTCAATTAGAATACTTAGTAAAGGATAAATAAAAATGGGATTTACATTTATACCTAATAGTGTTAAATTAAATGGAGCAGGTGGAGGTCAAAAATTATTTGGTGGCACAGAAGATTTAGATAAACTTACTTTATTAGCTAATCAAACAGAACAAACTTCATCATGCATAGAAATTAGTGAAACTGGAAGTTTAATTGATCCCTGTATTACATTAAAGGGTCTTGTTGCCCCTGCTTCTGCTTCTTCGGGACAAATGTATCTTTATTTTGATAGTGCAGATAATAGATTAAAAGTTAAATTTGATAATGGATCTATAGTAATATTAGCAACTAGAGTTTAATGGAGATTAAGTGTGGCTAACAAACGCGCCCAAGGCACTATATTTGTCGATACTACTGGTGATCTTAGTACGCCTATTGGCTTACATCTTATAGGAGTACAATTGACAGCAACTTCGGCTAATGCTACATTAGAACTTACAGAAACAAATGGAGCAGGTACTGTAAAGTGGCATCAAGCAGTGAAAGACAGTGGAGAATCTAGATATATATCATTATCGGATGAACCCATTAGATTTAACGTTACTATATTTGCTACAATAACAAACGGAAAGGCAATATTAATTGTTAGAGATAGACCTCCATCAGATAGTATATCTAGTTAGGAAATTTTAATTGGCAGTATTAGAGTTAGTAGATTTTTTAGATATTCAAAATGCAATCTTGGAAGAAGTTAAAATTCCAAGTACGGATACCACTACGCTCAATAGAATCAAACGTGATATTAATATAATATATGAAGATGTTGTATCTAGAAATGCATGGCCCTGGTTACGCGGTAATGTAAAACTAGCTACAGAGAAACAGATAGAAGCTGGTACTATAAACGTAACAAAAGATAGTATAAATATTGTATTCTCAAGTGCACCGGTAGCAAGTTTAGATGAGTTTAGATTTAAAGTTATCGGATTTGCAGAAGTATATGAAATTGATTCTC